CCGTGAAGAGATCCATTAGATCCACCACCACCAACAGTTCCTGATATGTCATAGGGGTCACATCCGAACGCGCCAATATGATCGTTGCCAGGGTGCTTCATCCCGTTCTTACTGATTACATTATTCTGAAGCTGACCACTTGGTATCCAAGACACTAGGAATCTTCCCCTTGTATCTGGAGTCCATACCACCCTTGTATCCTTCTCTCCGTTATACCAACTGAATGATCCACGTGTTAGAACCCTGTCCTTTATAAGAGAGTCATTATAGTCTATCTGCTGGTATATCTTTGTAAGGTTGAATATAGATGACTTGCTCTCGTCCCTAAACGCATGAGACTCTGTCCTAGAGAACTGTCTGTAGAACTCGTTAAGAGCATCAGCATCTCCCTTGAGTGACTCGACCTCATTCTCCCAGTAGTCAACCGCACCAGTCCTTATCATAGACTTGTCTATACTATGAACTGGCTTTGCTGGCTCTCTGAACACTGGCATACCGTATAGATCTATATACCCCTCAAAGTTCCACTCCATCGGTATATACAGTGAGTACATACCAGACTTAGTCTGTCCATTATTATTTCTTGTCTTTATATTTGAGTCCTCGTAAAGTTTCTTGAAGTTAGAACCTCCCTTTGCTAATGCATTAGGTGTAGACCCCATCAGGCACTTACCAATGATCCTACTACCTAATCGTAGACATGTCTTTGTAACCCTCCAGTTGTTCAGGATGTTATCTGGTGCTAACCATTTACCACTCTCATCATGTATCAGTAGCTGTAGCTTCTGACCATCGTACGAGTTATCTCCCGTATTTTTCCAGTCGATTGTTGTATCAAGACCCTGTATCTCTGTGTCACCATCCTCGTACATATTCTTCTTGGTAATCTTTGATGCTGGAACCCTGAACGCTAGCTCTGTCTTAGGCTTGTCCATACCATCCTGTATAGGCTTGAAGAAGAACGGGTAGTTGTTTACGATAGGCACAACCTTATCTGTAAACATCGTCTTGGCATCGTTACCAGTCTTGGACAGTATCCCAAGTCTTGAGTCCTTTGCAAGAGTTCCTATGTTAGCCAGCTCGCTTGATCCCATGAACGAGAATCCAGAACGTCTAATCTTTAGATAAGTCATACCAAAACACCTGTTGTCAGCCTTGCATGCCTCCCAGAATATAAAGAACACCCTATTAGCCTCCCTGAAGTCTGGAAGCCCGACATCAATCTTTGTCCACTGCAGGTACATATACTGAGATCCAGTTATGTACGTGTCTATACCGTTATTCTTGAAGAAGAATCCGTTCTCTCTACGGTCAAACTCTCCCTCTATGTAGTCAACCCACTTTGCCTTGAACTCCTTTGACATCGTGTGCCACTGGAATATAGACTTTATATTTGATAGTTCCCTTGGATAGTCAGCTGGTTCCCAGTACTGGTTCTCCCTCTTCTCGTCCCTTTTATACACGTCTTTTGGGACGGATGGCAGCGCTATATTGAGACCATTTATCTCATATATATCACCAATGGTTCCGTCCTTAGATATAACTACCAGGTCGTGCTTCTCGTCATAACCATAGGCCCAAGACTTGGCCTTGTTCTTCATGTGTATGGTGTTAGCAGGAAGGAAGTCGCTAATCCTTGTGTATAGGTTATTTTGATCTTTTTTCTGCAAAGCCCTGTATTTTAGGTTCTGAAACCGTTACGTCCTCGCTTAATTTATCACGCTCCTGCTCTATTCTATTTAGTATCTGGAAGGCATCTTCAATAGCTAAGCGTTTTGTAGCTGCAGCATTCTTTAGTTTATCTGCAGATAGGTCTGTATCTAGTCCCGTTATAATCTCGTCCTCTGCAACCTTTATAAGTTCGTTAACTGCCTTGTATCCAGCTGCTATGATCTTCTGCTTTATTGCGTCGTGGTCCATTTGATTGTAATGTTATTTGTTAGCATCCTGTACAGCTTCTCTCCATCCACATAGAATGGGTACTCGCTGTCTGGCTCAAACGAGATCTCATCTCCAATGCTTAGACCGTAGTCTAGCAACTTTTGATTTATATAGCGTATAGTACCCATCAATGGCTCCTCCTTGCTGTTCTTGTCTATTAATGAGTTCTTTTTTAGTACTGGCTTTACAAAGCAGTACTTAGAGTGCGTGTTCCATTTGCCATCCTGCTTGTACATGAAGTACTGCTCGTCATCTATAAAGAACATGTCGTCCTTAAAGAAACTGGCCCCACTTTTTTCAACACCCTTCATGTCGTAGTATACCTTGAACACGTTGTGGTGGACTAGAAGTATATCTTTAACCCTTACTGGTCCGTCATAGTTTATAGGTAGACTTATGACTTCTGCAAACCTATTAGATACTGTATGGTCCTCCTTTGAGGTACTAGTTATAAAGTCAACTCCACCAATATCCTTTATATTATCATACCGCCTACCATCTAATGGTCGGACGATAAACATGTCTGGGGATCTCATCAGAAATTTATATTGTACTCAAGTGATACTGGCATATTAGAGTTGAACTCCTTCCAACAAAAGACCTCGTTATTTTTCTCGATCCATATCTTTATAGACTCCTTGTTGTCGTCGTACTGAATGAGGTGTATGACGTAGGTCTTATCAAGAACCTCCTGGCCAACTATGTAGTGCATCGCATCACTCTTATAGTTGGCGCCTATGGATATCTTTCTAATATCGTTCATCTACTTACTTTTTAGTAATTCAATTTCTGCTTTTAGTTCTTGAATAGCTTTAATCATTGGTGCAATAAGTTCATCATATCCTATTGATAATACATCTTGACCTCCATTTATTTTATGATCTTGAAATCCTCCGAAATCAATTCCTAAATCTTGAACTTCTTGAGCTATTAAACCGTGATGATATCTATTTCTTGTATGTGTGCCATCGTGAGTTATATTATCTAATTTAACAGATTCTAACCACTCATCCATTATTATTTTATGAGCATCTTTTTCTTCTTCAGTAGAATCTTCACTTAATGGACTTGGCATTTCAGTTTTATAATCTTCACGCATATCCCATTTGTAATCAACAGGTCTTAGTTTAGATATAAAATCTAATCCTAAAACAGTATCTCTAACTTCAGCTTTATCACGCAAATCAGAACGATTTTGAACGGTTCCATTTGTATAACAAGTAGTAGAACCGCTGCCTAATTGTATTTGAAAGTCGCTTGTTACTTGTGCCGCATTTCCTAAACCAACGCTATTACTATAGCCTGTATTATTGTTCAATGCATAGTAACCAATAGCAGTATTACCTGTTCCTCCAATATTATTATATAAAGCAGCGTATCCATTTGCAGTGTTATCGCTACCAGTTGTATTGTTATATAAAGCATCACGCCCAGTTGCTGTATTCTGCTTACCTGTTGTGTTATAGTATAAGGCAGCAAATCCATTGGCAGTGTTGCTATATCCAGTTGTGTTCCAGTATAAGGTAGCGTATCCGTTTGCAGTGTTATCACTACCAGTTGTATTGTTATATAAAGCATCACGCCCAGTTGCTGTATTCTGCTTACCTGTTGTGTTGTGGTTTAAAGCAGCAAATCCATTGGCAGTGTTACTAAAACCTGTAGTGTTATAGTATAAGGTAGCGTATCCGTTTGCAACATTTTCATAACCTGTTGTATTATTATATAAAGATTGAACTCCATTAGCTGTATTATTATATCCATTTGTATTGCTTTGTAAAGCGCCTAATCCAACTGCAGTATTATTTACACCAGATATATTGTCTCTTAAAGCGTTTGCTCCGTTTGCTGTATTGGCATATCCAGTTGTATTATTTTGTAAAGTATTTACTCCATTAGCTGTATTTGTTGAAATATTACCTCCTCCTCTACCAACTTTTACTGAATTAACTATTAAGTCAACTGTTGTAGTATTTCCAGAATTAGTTACCTCCTGTAACGTAGGTATTGGGGTTAAGTCAACTACACTCTGAATAGTAAAGTTCTTAGTAGCGTCCGACCCACTTATATCTGTTCCAATTAATAAGTCGTCAAGCGCTGGCGGTATTGTTATTAATTCGTAATCGCTAATTTTTGTCATCTGTGATCTCTCCTGTTTGTAAATTTATACTTACTTTTCCGTATGTCTCTAATAGCTTATTTTGCTGGTCTTTAAATTCTACGGATACACTATCTATCTTAGAGAATATATCCTCCTTATACATAGTTATTCTTTTAATCTCAATCTCAGCATCAGCAATTTGACCTTTTAAATTGTTAAATTCTGAGCTTACTTTCTTTAAGTCTTCTAATTCTTGTTCTGTGATAGTTTTCATTTGATTTAATTTTTTTACAAAGATAATGATTATTTGTATATATAAATCACTTAAAAAGGTGGGTTTAATCTTATTACTTTTGGATTATCAATCAAGTCAACTTGTAATGCAATATTTATTTGCATTGCTGTAACATCAATTAAGTTTTCAATCCAGCCGCATACTTGCTCAAATGTTAAATTTTCAAAATCTGTAAAGTCATCAAGGTTCGGTTCGCCTACTACCTGATTACCAAATATTTCAAATTTTGTGCCATTGGCATTCTTTCCAACGTACACCCAATTTATTGATGTAACAACCTTTTCAGGTGTACATTCAAAGTCGCTAATTAACCAGTTATATTCCATATTATGTTGTTCTATAAGTTACGTATGTATTTGTTGCAGTTTTCACTGTTCTGAATGCAGCAGATGTTGATATTGCTACTACAGTATTACCTACAAATGTATGTCCAGTGTCACCCGTCATTAATATTGCCCCCACTGATGAACCTAAATTTATAACGCACCAATCAAAACCACTATTTGTTGGTAAACCACCGCTCACAGCTCCTGCATCAGTTAAAGTACCAGTTGGTAATGTTAATGTTACAGATACCGCACTAGTTACAGTTATAATACTTGTAAGTAAATTTGCTATTGTTAATGTAGCAGTAGCAGTTAATGCAGTTGGTGTTGGTTGAGAAAAATACTGTTTTCCATAAACAAAATTCGCTGTAATAGATGAATTTCCTATTACAGTTGTATTTGAACCTAAACCTACTGCTGTATTTCCTATTACAATTTGATTTTGTTGTGAGTCAGCACGTGGATAAGCTTGTTGCCCTATGAAAACACTATTATTACCATAAGTCATTATAGTGCTACCACCTGATATATATCTACCAGCACCTGCCCCAATTGCTACAGTTCCAGAACCTGTTGTATTATTAGATGCTGCATTTATACCTAAAAATACGTTATTAGCCCCTGTTGTATTATTAGTTCCTGATGATGCACCTAAGAAAGAATTAGTTGCGCCTATTGTATTACTTAAACCTGATGAAACACCTATAAATGTATTTTGTGTTCCAGTTGTATTAGCAGAACCCGCACTGCTGCCTAGTGATGTATTACTTATACCTGTTGTATTTCTTCTTCCTACATTTAGCCCCATAAATGTATTAGAATTACCAGTTGCTCTAAATTCTATATTTGCTGTTCCTCCACTATTAGCAAATGTAGACGATGCAGATGAAGTTCCAATAGTTTTAACACTTAATACAACAGTACCGTTAAAGTCAGTTGTGGGTGTTATTGTTAAAACAGCAGTTGATATAGCTAAAGGTCCTGTATTACTTGATGCGGTTATACTACTTGTACTTGTTCCTCCATAATCAATCGTAATAGAACCTGCTGTTCTACCTGTAATAGTATATGCAATTTGATAATAAGCACCGTTTGTGGCTGCTAAAGCAGTTGTTAATGCTGCAACGGGGCCTGTTGTATGGGTATATCCACCTACGTTAAGGTTTGTTGCTCCACTTGCTAATGCCCAACCAGTTCCACTACCTGTTACTAATGCTAATTCTGATCCTAATGGAGCGCTATCTGTTGCGGATGTACCTGTAAATTTTGTTAAACCAGTTACTTGCAATTTACTTACGGTATCGTCTGTCGACCCCATTAAAATATTACCAGTATTATTTATACGCATTCTTTCTACTGGACTTGAACCAGTCCCTCCAAGAGCTGTTTGAAATGATAAATATGCTCCTCCGCTATCACCGCTTGAAGAGCCGTTAATAGCTATAGCTTTTATAGCTGCTGCTGTTATGGCGGTTGAGCCAAGAATATTACCAAATTGTAATGATCCCAATTGAAGACCAGCAGTGGCACTATTAACAATGTCTATTATGCCCCCACTATTTGTTGTGCCACCAGTTACAAACCCAACTGATAGAGATGGTTTTGAACCAAATAAATTTGTTAAAACACCAGCCCCAATTGTGACTTGTATATTTGAAGATCCACCTGGCATAGCGCCTATTGCGGTTCTAAATCCAGCAGCATCTAACCACGAAACTGAATTGTTTGTATTAACTTGCAAAAACCTAATAGTTGTTGAGTCTGATGCCGTAAATAAACTATTACCTAATGTTGTGGCACCTAATGCTTGTTTGTAAAAAAAAGAGTTCTGTATATTAACAACATCATCACTAGTAATAATTAAAAATCCATTCGCACCTTGCCCGTTAGAGGAAGTAAATAAATTGCTACCAAGTGTTGTAGCTCCAAGAGATGTTCTACCAGTAGCAGCATTTAATCCTGTATCTCCACCATCCCATTTATTTCTATCAGCATACGCTGTATCAAAACGTGTCCAGTCACTACTTATTAAATGCCCATTTACACTACCAGTTGCTGCTGGCAATGATATTACACTACCCGTTGTAACTAATGGTGCTTCAAAAGTGTAATTTGTACCAGAACCTATTGTCACGAATATCAGCCCAGTCACTCCAAGAGTAAATGGTACAGTCACTGGTTGACAATGAAATTGTGAGTTTTTAAATGTTGATCCATTAGTAACTGCAACAGTGGCTTCCTGCAAAAGCGCAGCGGTATTTGCATCACTAGCCCTAGTTAATATCCAAGGTGTTAATGACACTTCACCAACCTGAGTGACTACATATATACCATTGTTTTGGCTTGAGCCTTGGTTTTTTACTAATATTCTCTGACCAACTGATACTGAGCCAACATTATCTAATGTTGCTGACGGTATCGGACCTGTGCCTGTAGATGTTAATACTTGATATGGGCCACTTACGGTACAAGTGGGTAATGCAGCAGTTGTAACCGCATATACCGCAGCCTTCCAGTCTATTCCATTTATTAGACTATCAACATAGTTTTTACTTACAGCCTGTAATGGATCTGTTGGCTCTCCACTTAATATAAGTGCTCCAGACATTGTGTCACCAGATTTACTTACTTTAGTTGAAGTATTTGTATCTACGTATGTTTTTATAGCCTTCTGAGAGGGAACTAGTAGATCACTGTCATTTGTCAATAACGGATCTATATCTATTGGTACTCCTCTTGTTGTTCCTTGTGCCATTATTATGATATTTCAGTACCCCAAAGTTGGAATGTTAGATTAGTATTCCCTGAATAGACTCTTATTATATCTGTAGTCGCTAATGTAACACCTATAGTAGCTATAAATGTGTCGTTACCTGCGATTGCAATGTCATAATAAAGGTAGTCTTTATTTGCTGTTGATTCTCCAGCCTGTGATATACTAACCCTAAACGATGTTTGAGATGTACCTCTATTGCACACTGCTATGGAACTGCAAACCGCTGATTTGCTAGCTGGTACAGTGTATAAGTCTGCAGGTGTTAGTGCCGCTGGGCTTTGTTGTCCTAATATTTTATAAGTATTTGCCATAATTTATGCTCCCATTAATAAAAAGTTTGCTTCGAATCCTGCTGCTTGTGCTACCCAGCTTCTGGTCCCTGTTGTTGTTGATGATAATACATATCCATCTTGCGCTGGATTACCTAATGAATTTTCTTTTGATGATACAGCAAGTGTATTACCATCATCTAAAAGTAAATTAGTACCAGTACCTCCTATTAACCTAAATTCTTGCGCGGTGACATTTCCATCCTTATCTATGTATGCCTGATCAACATCCTCTTTTTTAACCCTTAACGGAAAACCTGTTGTTGTTGTATATGCACTTATTTCAATACCACTAACGGTGTCAACTCCCATGTCCGCGTTTAATGAAGCGGCATTGGTAGATTTAGTATAAATACCAGTCCCAGTGCTATTTAAAATTAGGCCACTATAAAGATCATCTAAATCACTGGTAGATGTTATGATTAACGGACTGTCACCATAAACAGTCAATAACATTGGTCGTAATCCTGTAGGACCCTCTTCTAATACTTGATCTAGTGTTTGACTACCTCCACCACCTCCCATAGTCTTTACTATAGGATTTGCATTTAATGATGCATTATCTTTCCACCAGTACTCTGTAACAACACCTCCTGTAATAATACCTACTGTCTTACCTGCTGTCCTCTGAGCAAGTGTTATAGCCGTAGTAGCATCTGAAATGGTTGCATAAGGACCATACTCTGAATCTACATTCGGAGATGTATTTGTTAGTAATATTCTATTTGATAAATTAAAAGTTGCCATTATGCTACTGTTATTGTTACTGTTAAATTCAATGGTATAGTACTCGAATATGCATATGTTTTATAACTAATAGCATTTCCACCTGCATCATTAACATCAAATGTAGTCAACACAAAACTACTTGTAATGTTTTCAAAGTTAGCGGTTATTACAGTTGTAAGTGACTTTATTGCTGGTATTGACAATGAAAATTTATTTGTAGTAATCGTAGGTGTTACCCAAGAATTTACATTTGCAAACAGAAGGTTAGAGGCAAAAGATCTAACCTCTGCTGAATTTGTAGGTATGTTTGTTACATTTCCATAGAACTGATAGTATCTTGATGTTATTGTGTATATGTTTGATGTAAATACTACAGATAGAGTATTTGTAGCCTTTGCTGACCAACTATATACTGTTCCATTTCCAGTTAGGTTGACAGTACCAACCGATACACTTACTGGTGACGATACGGCTAAACCTGTAGCAAGAGCTGTAGATCCATAGTATATACCTAGCGTGTTTGGAGTTATATTTCCTGAATTAGATAAACTAAATGTAAATGCTCTAGTTCCTGACATTATAGTTCCAGACTCTAAAGTTGTAGATTGTGAACTCATAAAAAAGGAAGTAAAAACTGGAGGCAAGTACTCAATAGCAATATCATTCATCACCTCCTCAAACGTCTTATTAGCTGAAGGAATTGTTTGACCAGTAGTATATTTTCCAAGTGTTTTATTACCAGTTAGACTAACCGTTATATTATTTAAAAATGTATTTGATCCTCCTCCAGTAGACTTATCTACTACAGATATCATGTAGTCGTTATCCTCTTGAATGTATCCGTTTCCACTTATATAAGATACAACTACCTTGTAAAAGTTTCCATCTAAGATATATGGAGATATTGAATTTACAATGTAATATCCGAACGAGTTTATGTTTAAAGACTTATAAAGCAATATTCTTGATCCAACTACAAAATTAAAAAAGTTTGATACGTCGTTCTGCTTTGTAGTGTACTTACTTAATAAGAATGTAGTTATTGATGAGAAGTTAACAGTGCTTCCTAACTCAGCCTCAAATGTAAGAGTACCCTCAGGCCTGCCTTCACCTGGCTCAAGCGTGTAGTATGTGTACTGAAGGTCTGCACCAATATTTATTATCTGGTTATCGTTAAAGTAAGATGCTAACTTTGAAGGTGTAAAGTTCTTTGTCCTGTAAGAGTTACTAACATCAGATCCTATCCACTTATCTCCTCCAGTTATTAAATCATCCGTAACATAACTGCTTATCTTTGTCATTTACCTTGTCCTTTATAGGATTTTTTATAGTTCTTGCTTTGCTTTAGAGATGAGGTCTTTGACTTGGAGTGAACGCCAGGTCTACTTACGCTCTTCGTAACAAGTTTAGCAGTGTTGGTCTGTTTAGCCATAGTGTTATTATAGTTGCTATTATTAAAAGTATCCAGGTCATGTTATATGACTTCCTCTCTATCTTCTTGTCTCTTGTCTTCTCTATAACCTTTGTCTTCTCCTTCTTATCCTCTGTCTTAGACGTTATCTTTTTCTCTGTATACTTGCTGTTATCTTTTGTGCGTTTGTACGTTAAAACAGCGTTTCTATAAGTCTTACCGTTGATTACAATGTCCTTGCACGTGTCGATAGGAGTTATCGTATACTCGTCAGTAACTATGTCTGTCTCGTTCTTCACGTCTAGCACCTCCTTTGTCACAACTTTAGTAACAATTTGTGACACAGAGTCCTTCTTAACCTCCTGTACTGCTACCTTACGAGTAGAACACGATGCAAGTAGCAAAAACAAAAATAGGTACAGCCTCATTACGATATTGTTATGGTTATATCCTTAGCACCCTGCATCTTCTTAAATAATATATCGAATGCCTTCCTTGACTTGGTGATGTAGTCAACCGACCTATTCATTCCAACAAGTATACAGCCCTCTGTGTCGTGGTTAGAGTTTCCTGCATGTATACGCACACCCTCAAAGTTAGGAACAGCTATTAGTAGAGGCAATAATCTTTTGAACCTGTTTGATTGGTTTATGATTACCTTATAAGTTCCAGTAGGTATGGCCGTCTCTCCCTTTATCTTAACATCCCTCTCCTTGTCCTCAAGTGTGTAACACTCAAACTTACCATCTATAGTAAGCTCTCCTATTGTAGAGTTCTCAGTCTTGTGTAGCCTCTTAATTACTATCTTCATCTTTCTTATTAATTGATTGATAAATCTTAACTGCAGTATACACTATAGACATTAGTAGTAGCATAATCTTTAGCGTGTTCTCTATGTTTGTAAATGTCATAACTAGAGTTAGTGAGTTTATTGCGTATAGTTTAACAGACTCCATTAGCTCTTTATTATCTTTACTATATCCGTAAATCCTTGAATGCTAACATATGCTGTAGCTATAACAACCCAGTCCTGAGACGTTAGGTCACCTGCAAATAACGCCATACAAGCTATTGCAAAAACTAGTAGCTTTCTACTTATAAACTTGTTCAGTATTACGTCTATCTGCTCCTTGCTCATCTTACCAAAGGGCCACAATGTTCGTGGCTGTTGTTGTTGTTGAGAATACTCTAACCACCTGTATAGGTAGAACAACTCCCGCTGGAACTGAGTTAAGTGTCACGTCGTCTCCTCCTGCTGTTAGAACACGGATGATTCCTCCTGATCCTGTGTAAAGCACACAAGCCTCTGTAGACACTCCATCGCTTCCGCTGATGGATGGTATATTAGCTGTGTCTGATTTAACTACTGCTGCAGCTCTGGTCTGCTGTAATTTTTGATATGCCATTACTTTAGTATTTTGTTTATTAATAAGTCTGGGTTGTTCAGTGCTGCCTTTCTCTTGGCGCATCCGCAGTCCTTGTTTGCTGCCTTTGCAACCTTCTCCACAACCTTCTTTACTCCAGTTGCAGTGGTTATCTGTTCTATTCTATCCCCTAGTAGCATGTTATTATTTTTTAACAGATTTTCCTATAGCCTCTCTTGATTCTAAAAATTGTTTGTTTTCAAGTCTTTTTCTGTTAGTATACTCTTTTTCTATTTTATATTTTCTAGCAAGTTTTTCTCCTGCTGAAGTACCTAATCTTTCTTGTCCTATAATTTTTCCATCTCCAGATATCATACGAATAGTTCTAGTAGAACCTGAACCAACAGTATCTAATTTTTTTTCATATGCTCCTGTTTTATAAGGAGATGTATCCTTATTATATCCTTTTGGATTTCCTGGATCTTGATTAAATGTTGGTAACTCTCTTTTATAAGCCATAATATTATTTATTTTTTAGTTCCTCTTGCTCTCTTGTCTCCAGGCATTGCGCACTTGGATCCTCTGTTTATTGATGCCTTCTTCATTACTATTCCACCCTTTGTATGGCTGGCGTCTAGTCCGTCACCGTTACCATATGTCCCTCGCTTCCTATTAACAGCGTTAAGTTCGACACGTTTTTTTACCTGATCTGGAGACTTGTTATACTCCTTCTGGTAGTCGTTGTGTTTCTTCTTAGCTTCTGGATTAGCTGCGTAGTATTTTGCGGTTCTTCCTGGCACTACTTCTTCTTCTTGTTCGCGATCATCTTCATGAAGTCAAACTTCTCCTTCTTCTCTTTCTTAACCTCTACTTTTGGTTTTGCTGCTGCTTTTTTCATTTTTTCTTTACGTTTCCTTTTAGGTATGACATCTTTCCGTTCAACGACTTCGCTGACTCGTACTGAGCAGCCTTCTTCTTTATCTTATTCTCCTGCTCAAGCATCTGCTTGGTTGGCTTCTTTCCAGATCCTTTATTATCTCTGATGTTGTCCCATAGTCCTCTCTTGGAGGTGCTACCGTCTTTTCTCTTTAACAGTTCCATTTGTCTAGTGCTAGTTTCTTTCTTGTTGGTTCTCCGTTTGGCTTCTTCATAGGTCCTGGCATTCCAGACATGCGTGCGCAGAATGACTTTCTACGATTAGCGTCCTTACTTCCTGGCTTCAACTCTGACGGCTTCTTTGTAACAGCCATCTTCAGGTTACTTCCAGGGTTTTCCTTCCTATAAGACGCAACGCCCTTAGCATTCAGGCCACCTGTGGCTGATTTTCCTTCTTTTCTTGTCCAGGCTGCTGTTTTTGCCATTATAATATGTTTTATCTTTGCAAAGATAATAATATAAATCAAATGAAATACAAGCCATACGCAGACTACCTCAAGTACTGGAGGGCAATAAAGACGCTCATCCGCACCAAACACAAGCTAAGTACATCAGACATAGACATCCTCCTTTTCGTCTACAGCGAGGGTTATTTCCGTCACAAACAGTTCTGGGAGTTCGAGTCTGGACTCACCTGGGAGAAGGACCGATTCAAACGAATGCTCGCTGACGGGTGGATCACCCTGTGGAGACCTAACAAGTATGGAGAGGCAGCCCTTTACGAGGCGTCATACAAGACCCGCAAGATGATCACCGACATCTACCAGATGATCGAGCTCAAGGTGCACGTCTCAGAGAACCCTGTCAGCAACCCACTATTCAAGAAGGATGCTCGATATAGCGAGAAAGCCCCCAGACCCATTATCCGTAAGATGAATCGTACGCGTAAGGAGATCAAGAGGCTAAAGGATATCGAGGATCAGAAGCTCTAGAGGACTACAACAACATCCCTCTCAAGGATTATGGTGTACTGCACGTCGTCTATAAGCATCGTGTACCCAGCGTTCTTGTCGTAGTATATGATGTCTCCATCCTTCACGCACTCCACACTGGTTCCTGGCTTCACAACCTGTCCCTTCTTGTACCTGAACTGGTTTGTCTCGTTCCCTGTTAGGAGCAGTCCAGACTCGGTCTTCATCTGCTCCTCTATTATATTTATAAGGATGTATTTATTTATTGGTACCATTATGCTCGTGTCATTGTTATTATTGCGTTAGTACTAAGTATCGTTGTGGCCACACTGACCGCGTTCTTCAACGCGTTCTTCGTAACCTTCAGCGGGTCTATGATGCCCATCTCGTACATGTCACCGTACACGTCGTTCTTCACGTCGTAACCAGTGTTGGTGTTTGATGCACATCCAGTCATGATCTCGTAACCGTCGTTGCCTGCGTTCTCGTGGATCTGCAGCAGCGGTGCCTGAATAGCCCTTGCCATGATCTGCATAGCGACGTACTGCTCTGGGCTGATGTCCTCTATCATGTCGTCTGCGTCTACAATGATCCTATACGACTCGTTGAACAGTGCCAGTCCTCCTCCTGGTAGGATCCCCTCCTCCAGTGCAGACCTAACAGCGCATACCGCGTCGTCTACCCTGTCCTTTCTCTCCTTCTGCTCCAAATCAGAGTTA